GCTGGTCATACTTTTCCTTTAAGACTGATCACCAACTGGTGTTATATACAAACCAACAGAAGCAGTACCTTTAGCAGTTACAGAAAATACTGGTGGCACGGCAATAACCATTGGCATTTGCATGGAAACACCTAAAACTACGATGTTTGCAGAAGCACCATCAGATGGGAAAGCTGTAACGCCAGCACTTCCTGATCCAGCTACAACCGGAACAATAGTAATTGCAATGGGTGTTGTGCCTGTATTTAAAAAAGCGCAATAGTCCATTTGGTTATTTCCTGAAGCACTAATAGTGACCGCAGTAGATGAACTGGTTGTGACTGCAACATACGTTGTTGGCCCAATAGGGCGTAATACGTTAGTAGCGGCCATGATTACACCACGCTTGCTGGAATTGGGCTATCTTCGCATTGTGAAATTTTAACTAGCAAAGTACCGGCAGTTTGTGTAGCTGAAGAACCAGTTGAATTTACTAAACGAACAACAATTTGATTTGCAGTATTTGAATAAGCATTTCCGATTGAAATACCAGTTACTAAAGCGGCATCAAATTGTGCTTGAATAAAGTCATTTGGCTGAACACCTGGAACAGTAATAGTTACATCACTTGTTGTGCCAGCAATAGTGGTTGATGGAAGGGTTACTTGAACCATTGATTGGGCAAGAATGTTGCCACGGCAAATAGTTGTTTTTGACATGATATTTTCCTTAAATGAGGATGATTAATTATAAGCGTAAAAAGGAAAAAAACCACCCTTTATGGGGGTGGCTTTCCTCACTATTTCCTGATCCCTATTAAGGTAGGAAAGTTAAGTCGTAACCGTAAACATATACGTCCATAGTAGCCGCCGCACCTTGTGCAGTACCTACGTTAACGTACAAGTTTTGACCGGTTTGTGCGGCAGTTGAAGCAACAGTACGTTGGCTTACAACGGTTGAAGCACTTAATGCTGACAATGCGGCATTAGCTACGATTCCTGTACCACCAGCGGATGGTGCAGTAAACAAGCCAGCGGCGGCAGTTGTTAAACTTGTTGATGCGTTAGTAAAAATAACGTTGGAAACAGAGTAGCTACCAGTATTCAAAATTGGTAGAACTGTATCGCCAGTTGCGTTTACGTTAACACCCTGATAAGAAGCTAATAGGCGAATAGCCTGGTTAGTTGCTAGGTTCGATGGGTGATTTGTTACGGTTGTTGCTGGGCCTGGATTTGCCATGATTTTAATTCCTTAAATTTAGTGTTTAAAAATGGGGGGTTTTATCCCCCCTATTTCATTACGATGCGATACGGCAAGCCAATTCAGGGTACAAAGGTGCCCAGCCATACAGAACGTCCAAACGTGTTGGGATGGAATCGTTGTTGATGGTGTATTGACGAACCACACGAATTGACAAACCAAGTTCTTTATCAGAAGCACGGCCAGCGAAATGAACGCCTTCAGGCAATTCCAAGTCAGCACAAGCTAATGTAAACGCATTGCGGTGCATCAAAATGTTCTGTGGTGAAGTTACGCCAGTATTGTTAAATGGGGTAACAGTCTGTGAACCGCTTGATGTAACGCTTACGTTTTGGAACTGGCCAGCAGTAATAACGGCTGGAACAACGGTAACAGTTGCAGTACCGCCTGAACCAATTGCAGTTGTAGATTGAACTACAAAGTTACGCAATTTGCCATATGACTGACGGTTTTGTGGGTTAACTGCATAAACGCCAGCGATTGTGAATGTATCGCCTTGGTTCAATGTAGCCGCCGCAGAAGCCGCACCGATAGTGATGTTGCTTGAATAAGCCCAACCACTTGTTAGGAAGCCAGTTGCAGTTGTAACGTTGCAAGATAAAGTAGCAGAAGAATAAGAACCGAAAGTTTGTGAAACAACGTTTTGGTCCATATACCATGACATTCCACCGGAATCTTTGCCCATAAGACCTTTTGTATATTGGTCAGAAATTTGAGCGGTTGGAACAAACAAACCTTTTAAGCTATCAACGATTGTTGAAGAAGTAAATGGCTCAATTGTGCATGAACGGCGGCCATCACGTGGTGCGCCTTCAGAATCAAGATAAGCGGCCGCAGTCAGGTAAGTAATCAAACCAGTTGGAGCAGTACCAGCAGTACCAACGATGTTTGCAGTATTGTTTTTAGCAGTTACCAAACCATCACGGTCCATCTTATTTGCAACTGTTGCGATTGCCGGTTTCAAAATTCTGTCCGAGAACATATCAAGGCTTAATGCCAAATCTTGGGTTGTGAACTGGGTTGAAACTTGAAACTGTGTTGACAATGTAACTGGTACTGAAGTTTCGTTGAAATCTTCAACAACTAGATTAGGACCTACTGCGCCTAGGAAGCGTCCAGGACGGCGAACGTTAACGGTTTGACCAATTTTCGCACCGACTACCGCAAACTGATCATCGTAATTGCGGTCAACTTGACCAGTAAATGTTAATTCGTTTTCAAGAACCATCAACGCTTCGTTGGTGATCTTGCTGATTGTTAATAAATTATTTGACATAATATTTCTTTCAAAATTAAATTAGGTTTAACCTTATCTAATCTTCCCGGCTTTACGTGCGGCTTTCCATTGTTGGTAAGGAATGTCATTGCCATCCATACTAACTTCGGCTACGCCACCAGTTGACCTTAAAGGACGAATAGGTTCAGGTGCATTAGACTTCGCCGCAACAGTTTTCTTTTCCGCTTTCGCTGGGGCATCAGTCTTTTCAAACTGCGCTTCCAGCTTCCCAATTAGTTTTAAAGCACTTGCAGTAGTCATGGATGAAAGCTTTTCAGCTAAATCATCATTGCTTGCCAGTTCATATAGGATTCTTGGTCCTACGTCACTTTCAACAATTGCATCACGTACCGTGTCATTTACTGATACTGAACTTGATGCCACCATTACTTCGTAATCAGGTATTTCAGCTTTAGTAGCATCTAACTTTTCTTGCCAAGTCTTAATGACCGTAGCACGTTTAGCTTCAACTTCCTTCTGCTTTATTTCCTGTTCACGCTTTGCCAATGCTTGTTCCGCTGACCATTGCGCTAACGCTTCTGCATATTCAAAAGCATCTTTGTAACTGTCAGGGGACGGCTTTTGATTGCTTTCAGGTGCCGGTTGTGGCTCCCTAATGCTTTCTTTAGCCGCTAAACGTTCTTCTAATTCTTTAACTTTGGCTTCCGCTTCTTTGCGTTGCCTTGTCAGTTCAGAAAAACGCTTTTCTAACTTTGGGTTTTGCTTCTTTTCTTCTGTTCCGGTCGCTTCATCTTCAGCTAATCCTGGTTCACTCTGTCCTTTATCGGCCGCTGGCTCTACTGGAGTTTCCTCAACAGTAGCCGCAGTTGGGCTTTCATTGGAAGCTAAACCTAATTTATCAGCATGGAATTCAGCTAAATTTTCACTTGTTACTATTGAACTGGCCTGTTTAGGCTGGTCCACTACTTGTGCTTCTGACATGGATAACTCCAAGAATTAACCCTATGAAAACACCAT